GTTGCATATTCTAAATCTAATAAGATCAGCCATACCACCTGAGTAGAGGAGTTCTATTGGATGACTATCTATCCCTCCCAAAAATTGAAAGGGAACCTTGGGATTATGAGTGATATTATAAGCTCTTTGAATGTATTTTTCTGTTAGTTTCATGATTAAAAATGCCTCTTCAAAAGTACCTCCCTGCGACAGCATCTCAATGGACTGTGTAATTGCAAAAGTTATATCTGATGAATACCCAGAATCACTAGGTTTGAAAGGAAGGGTGGAAGCAAACTTGGGAACAACAGGTAAAAAGCGATCAAAAACATATAGTATTGAAAGGAATTCAAGGTAAACATCATTGTTTACCTGGCTTTTTTTTATAGACAACATATGGTTGGCATTTTTTAAAAACCAGTCATAAAGCAAAATAGAGGGTCTTATGCTTATTTCTTTTTCATGATAACTGCTAACCACACTATCGTCTGAATGGCATTTTGCATCCAACACCACCAACCCAAAACCTTTCACTAGCATATTATTTCTGATTGCTTCACTTGCTACTAGCTGGTTAGCAGCATGCATTAGAGTAGAGAGATAGTTGAAGATTCCCATCACAAATGAGAATTTTACTGTCATGACATAACCATCAGCCATCTGTTCCATCAATTTGAAATATCCTTCATAAGGTTGGAATTTTTCATTGTTTCTCATTTTGCTTAACACATGTTCCCTAGTAACAAAATTCTTATTAAACATCTTCTCAGAAAAATCCATGAACTCATTAACAAAATCAGCTGGCAGCAATGGGGACAATCCATGTATAAAATGCATGTATTTTTGAAATACACTATGTGGTGCCCACCTTCTACAATCCAAAACCCATCTGACAGTTTTATCCACCCAAGTTTTTATAGGCTTTTCATAAAAATCGGAATGGATGAGTCCATGCCTTTTGTTGCTTGGAATAGATATATATTCGTTGGGAATTTTTTTGCAAATCATTTTAAACATTTTTTCAATTGGATTCTGTTTTGACTTAGTCATAATATCCATGCAAAAAATCTCTCTCCCTCCCCCTCTCTGAATTTTGTGCACTACATGGAAGATCCAATCTTTGTATTCTTTTTCAGGAAGAGAGATTTTGTCTGCTTTTAACAAAGAATTGGCAGTAACTATGTCAGATTGTAGATAACCTTTCACAGTTGAAAGAAGATCTTCATCTCCAATAAGCTCCTCCACTTTTTCAAAAACTACCTCATAACCTTTTTTATTGAAAAAGTTCTTTTTATTCCAACCTCTAAGCCCGTTTGAATTTGCTATTGAGTCTAAGTCTTCCTTACTCAATCTTTCCCAATAATTTTGGTATTCAACTAGGTTGCTATTGCTGCTTAAATATCCTGCTAGATGGTGACCAAGATACTGACTAAAAACAGGGTCATATTTAAAATCATCATCATAAATATCACAGTCGAAATTTAAAATATTGGACCTAAGACTCAAGTCACTTAATCCCACCACATCCCCATGTTTCTCTTCGAAAATTTTAACATCGTCAATAATTTCCCACATATTGTTTGCCTGTTCTATGCTGCTGTTAATAGGAGATTTAGTCATCATGTAAGTAATATAGATGAAAGTAGTTAGATTGTCAGAGTTTATAATTCTCTCATTTAGCCACAAGTCTCTCAAGTTGATATCAGATAGGAGTTTGTCTATTTTTTGTTTTCTTTTGTCATTAATGCTTAATAACTTTACTGCAAATTCTTGATAAGAATCTTTTATTCTAAATCTTAGCCAAGCATCCAGGTAAGTGTAGTTAAAATCTGCAAAAGATTTGATAATACCCTTGATGTTTGCGTTTTTTCCTAATGGGTTTACAATTAAATACCTGCTATTGTGCATAAATTCTTCGGTCTTTCTTCTATTGTGCAAGGCAAGAAGGACAGGGAATAAGTGTAATCGAGGTATCGAATTGTTGAAATTATCAAAAGTCCTTGTATAGGAAACAAATAGGTTCATAAAAGTTCTGTAGGATAGGGAATGATTATCCATCAATATGTCTTGATGTATTTGAGACCAAGGAGTGACTATCATAATCTTGTCTTTAACAGGAAAAAATTGGAAGTTACTGTTTTCTTTGTACCCCGACATTTTTAGGTCCAATTGATCAAGAAAAAAGAAGGTTCTGAACAGCCTAC